TCAATGCAGCCTCTACTAGCTTGGGGCTTTGCGGCGTGGTCTTGAACGCTGCCCACAAGTATTCTCGTTTCGCACTCATACGTTCTCCTTTGTTACTCGTCCTGTTACAACGTCGTTTTGCAGCAGTGCTGCTTCCCAGTGCACTTCCATGTTGGTGATGTTGGCGACGTACTTGCAGCGTGAGCCATCTTTTTTGCGCACCACCACAAGTACCTGCTCATCAGCCTCGGTTTCATCAAGCGCACAAGCAAGCGCAGCAGTTGCACTCCACCTTGCATCAAAGGGCTCAATGCGGCTCATGCGTTGCGCTCCTTTAATTTGGCCTGCACTTGCAGCATCATGAGTTCGGGTCTGAATTGCCAGCGGTCATCGCACAGAATCTCAGCGAACTCTTCGCGGGTGAGGTCAACCCATTCACGCTTGGGCTGTGCGTGTTGCGCAATCAGTTCGGCCTGCCAGTCGGCAATCTCGGGGCATAGGTCTTGAATCCATTCCTTCATGTGTCCTCCTTGACCCATACCGTGTAACGGTACTTGTAGATTGGTAGTAAGCCAAAAAGCCAGCGGCCAACTTCAACGCGCTCTACTTGTCGGTGCCACACTTCGGGCGTGTATCGGTCAGGCTTGTTGATGACGCGGGTAAATTCATCTTCGTAGTTATTCATGTGTTTTTCTCCTTGAGTTGAGTCATTGCAAAAACAACCCCAGCACGCCATGCGTGTGCAGTCTGTAGAGCATAGTCGGAGCGCAGCAGGCCTTGGTCGATCTCATCATCCGTCAGCCCAACCCATTCACGCTGTGGTTGTGGGGTGATGGCCTTTAAACGATGTGCAGAACATGGCTTATCGCAAAGAGATTGGCATGGTTCGTTTCCGAAAGGGCAGTAATCTGGCCTCATTAGTCTCTCCCTGTTTGATCCATCATTACTGTGCGTGCCAGTGCCTCGCAAGTCTGGCAAGGTTGCGGTGCTTCATACAAAGGTTTTCCGGATGTCCCGTCGATCTGTTCCCATTTGTCATAGTCATTGATTGTGAAATACCCAATAGGCTCCTGCTTCTCTGCTTGCTCTATGGCTTGGCGTAGGGAGTTAGTCAGCGTGGTCACTGGAATTCCACTGGCTTCCCCTTTGGCAAACTTCTCCAACGCCTCAAGCGCCATCTTCATTGCGGTGATGCTCATGGCTTATCCCCCGTTAAGGTCAGGCAAGCGTCCACCAGATGCGGGGGTGTAGGTTTGCCGTCCCTGTACCTGTTCAGAATCTTGTTGGCTTCTAATCTGTTCAGCAAGAAGGTACTCTGTAAACCGCTTAAGCTCGTCATACTTGTATCTGTACTTGGCTTCACCTGTTTCACGGTAGGCGATACGTAGCTCATCTAGTCTCTCCTCTATGTAGTTTTTCATGGCTGTTCTTCCTTAGTTAATTTTTTAACCTTACGCGCATAGAAACAGAACCCGAAGGCTCTGCCTGTGGGTAAGTTATCCCCAGTGTTATCCACTGGGAACAGATGCTCTCGTTTATCTAGGTTAACAATCACTGGGGTACTACCTTGCTGACTGCTCCCGTTTTCTCTAGCCCGAGAGATGCTCACTCAGGGACTACAAGCAGGACTCACCACGTTTATCTCACTTGGTCGCATCCACCGCATGAAGGGCTGGGTTATAGCCCCGTTCATGCTGACGTAACAGACAACAAAAAAGCCGCTTACAACTGCATTTGGGTAGCACCCTCCAAGAATCCTCAGAGGCCAAACGCATGTGTAAACGGCTTTCAACTGTTGTGTGCTACGACAACGAGAGGGACTTTACCAAACCCTTTTGGGGCTTGTCAACCCCCTTCTAACGAATCTCACCAAGCAGTAAGCCTAGCAAGAACCCAAACCCGAACATGGCACAACTAAACACCATCCAATCACTACGCACCTTACGCGCGTACAGATGGATAGCTACGTATTGGTCGGGGTAATCCTGAGGGAAGGCTTCTTCAAGACTACGGGGGAAGCGTTTGGTTGTCTCGTTGATTTGCATGTTCTACCTCACTTGCAAACATACTCGGGGGTTGTCAGCATCACGCTGGCGTTAGCAGCATGGTATGCACGGATGTAGGCTAGGGTAGTCATCCCTTCGTGATACTTAGGGAAAGCCCTAGTTTCTGCTTGCTGTCTTGTTTTCCCGATAGCCGGTGCTTTACGTGGCTTGCTGGGTTTACGTGGCTTGTTGATTGTGATGACATAGCTCATGGTCACTGACTCCTAGTTATGATGCAATAGCGCACCCAGTAGCTCACCTTATGAGCTACTAGTTAAGCTATCAAGCAGCTACAGGCATCGCTGTAGCGTCAAGCCCGTTGATGTAATCCGCTGCTTTTTGAGCAAGGGCAGCGGCCTTAAAGATAGCCCGGGAATCATCCCGGCATGCTTTCAACCAGTGCCCGATATACCCGGCGTGACGTAGCTCACCCTTGATGCCGTAATCCTCACAGAGGAAAGCAGCGCCCATTTCAGCGACTAGCTCCTCGAAGGCATATTGTGGGTCAGCAAAGCGTTTACCCTTTGTTCTGTCAAGCCGGTGTTCAGCGCCTGACCAATGCGTTAGCTCATGGAAAGCAGTCGCATAGTAGCTGCTTTCACAATCGAAACTTGCTTTGTGTGGTAATTGGATGCGGTCTTGACTAGGTGAGTAAAAAGCAGCGTCCCCGCCGTGAGAGATAGCGGCCCCCGTCTTGATGATGCGCTGCTCTGCTTGCTCTACAGCGTTGAAGGGTTTGGAATCTACAGCGGCCGGTGTTATCTCGATGCCGTCTACTTGCGAAGCGTTAAACACCCAGTAGGCTTTAAGCACTGCATAGCTCTCAGTCTCGCCTGTAGCCTTGTCTTGCTTTGTCACAGGCGAGTAAAACACTATCTTTGTGCCCTTCTCACCCTTGCGTACATTCGCGCCCAGTGATTCCCACTGTTTGTAAGATGCCCACACCGGCACATCAAAACCATGTGCCATGGTTGACAGACCTAAGATAAGCCGGTTAATGCCTTGATAAGGTTTCTGAGAGATGACGTTTTTGTCAGCACTGCTATCAGCTTTCCACGGCTTGACCCACGGCGCAGCGCCTTGTTCTAGCTGGGTGATGATGGATTGTGTAATCTCATCGTAGAGAGTATTTGACATAGCTACTAGCTCCTGATTTAGTTCACAGCGACATGTGCTGTATGTATGATTATACGTGTATCACGATACAGCGCAACATCTTTTTTCTTATCGTTTACCCTACCCTGATAGTCTCTATACAGTTTAGTTTATAGAGCATAAACATACTATATAGATTAAAACCTAGAACGTCAATCTATGTCTAGGGTGTGTGTGTAGTCTATGCTGTGGGTACTGTCACAGCTAGAAGGGTTGAGTGTATGCCCCCATCCGTCCCCCGGGGTAACACAAAATGGGTTAGACCTTTTCCCGCGTGTCATCACTGCTCAGACGCACGCATATGCTCAGGGATGGGTCTGGTCATCATTCAAGCTAAGCACGACACGACACACGCACAGAGGGCAGGTGAGATGGGTTCTGAAAGCTGTAGGGTGTGCCCCCCACTTTGCGCCCACCCCAAAAAAATTTACGTGTTTTGCTATACTTGCCTCACACGCATGGAGATTGGCAAGCCGCGAGACGTGGCGGCGACCAACAGGCACATCGCCTGAGTTCAGTCTCCAGCCGTGTTTCAGCAGTTGCCTAACGAGGAACTTTAGCCAGCCTACTTGTGCTGGCTTTTTTTTAGCTGTACTATGTGGTTATTGATAGAGAGGTAGATATGTCTATTACGGAGATTGGGATAGAGAAGGGTATAGATGTGCCACGGGCTAGGGTGGTGTTTGCGTACCCGTATGAAGACATGGATGTGGGTGACTCTTTCACTGTGCCGGTAGATGCAAGGCAGAAGGTTCTTAATGCCAACTACAGGGCTTTTAAGAGGCTTGGCTGGCGTTTTATTGCGAGGACAGAGGGTAATGTCATCCGAATATGGAGAACGTCTTAGGAGGGCGTATGGAATCGGAACTACTTTGGTTGGATGAAGACGAGTTGAGAGTTGTTTGCTTGACCTTATCTGAACTACTGGTTCGTTCCGAAATGAACCGTGTACATGACATCAACAAGGCTTTGCAATATGGATACAGAGAAGGATACGCAGATGCAGCTTTACGAGTCCCGTTTGCGTCTGAAGAGAGAGATGCAACGTGCGCTCTCCTGCATTAGCCCGAAGGTCAAGAGGATGCTGGCTGCTGAGTGGGAAGACAAGTACTCGCCTATCTTTTACCGGGAGCTGCTGAACTGTGCCCGTAACAAGGAAGTCGCCCGAGCCATTGCCGACTGGAATGTTGAAGGCATGAAATGAATTTTGACCTGAAGAAGTTTTACAAGTTCTGTTCCGAACTCAAGATTGAGACAAAGGAAGAGGGTTTGAAGAAGATGGGTCGTCTGCTGGGCACTCAGACTTATGTGATGGGTGAGATTGCGAAAGGCTTGGAAGAAGATGTGCATCACTACGTCATCCTCAAAGGCCGTCAGTTGGGTATCACAACGATTAGCCTTGCTCTCGACCTCTACTGGCAGTTTACTCACCCCGGATGGCAGGGAACTCTGGTGGCAGATACAGAGGAAAACCGGGATATGTTCAGGTCAACGCTTGCGATGTACATGGAGGGCTTACCCAAAGAGTACAAGATTCCGCTGGTGGCCCACAACAGGAACCAGATGGTTCTCAAAAACAGAAGCCGATTGTTCTATCAGATTGCTGGAAACAAGTCTCGTCTGGGGCAAGGTAAAGCTATCACTTACCTGCACAGCACTGAAACCGCCTCCTACGGCAACGAAGAAGGTATCGCCTCCCTGATTGCTTCTCTTGCTGAAAAGAATCCTGAACGCCTCTACATGTTTGAAAGCACGGCACAGGGTTTCAACATCTTTCACGACATGTACAAGACCGCCAAGTCTGCAAAGACACAGCGAGCTATCTTCTGCGGCTGGTGGCGTAACGAGTACTACACCGTGGATGCTGAGAGCAACATCTACAAGGTGTATTGGGATGGCAAACTGACCGGGGAAGAGAAGGAGTGGGTCAAGGATATTAAAAAGCTGTACGGCGTGGAGATTAACTCTCGCCAGATGGCTTGGTGGCGCTGGAAAATGCACGAGGGCATCAAGGACGAGAGCCTGATGTATCAGGAGTTCCCGCCTACTGAAGACTATGCCTTTGTGATGACCGGCACGAGCTTCTTCTCCAACACCCGTTGCACGGACGCTGCAAAGCTGGCTAAGAAGACAGACTACCAGTGCTACCGCTATGTGTTTGGTCAGATGTTCCAAGACACAGAAGTTATCCCCTCTACAGAACGCTTGTGTACCCTCAAGGTGTGGGAAGAGCCTGTAGACACGGCTTACTACGTCATCGGTGCTGACCCTGCTTACGGCAGCTCTGATTGGGCTGACCGCTTCTCTATCAACGTGTACCGTGTGTACGCAGATGGTCTAGAGCAGGTGGCAGAGTTTGCAACCTCTGAAATGAACACGTATCAGTTTGCGTGGGTCATCGCACACATTGCTGGCGCTTACAAGAACTCTACGCTGAACTTGGAAGTGAACGGCCCGGGTCAGGCGGTCATCAACGAGATACGCAACCTCAAACGCCAAGCCTCTGCTATCGGCGGGGCGTTAGGCGCAGGTTTGATGGATGTGCTGGGTTCTATGCAGAACTACATCTGGCGGCGTAATGACACGCTGGGCGGCTTGTCTAACAGCATCGGCTACTTGACTACCAGCTCATCTAAAGAGCGCATGTTGAATTACATGAAAGACTTTTTCGAGCGGGACATGATGACCATCCGCAGCATGGAAACGCTGGAAGAGATGAAGGGCATCGTGCGTGACGGTAGCTTTATTGGCGCACCCGGCAGGGGTAAGGATGACCGTGTGATTAGCAGCGCCCTTGCTGTCGTTGCTTTTGCAGAGCAAGTCCAGCCCCGCCTGATTGCACAACGCTTGACCCGAGAAATTAGCAAGAAGCAAGAAGAATTCACCCCCGAGCAAATCTCTGTTGGCAGAAATGTCAGCGACTACTTAAAAAGGATAGGAATGTATGGAGCTTAATAAATTCAACGAGTACACCCGACTCGCACAAACAACCGTGTACTCAGAGCCTGAGGAAAATAACTTCCACACCAAGCTCATTCCCGAGATGGTGAAGCACTTTTTCACCCCTCTTGAGTTGCCTGTATCGTCTTACATCCTCGACATCGGTTGCGGTCAGGGTACGTTTTTGGACTTGATGCGGGATGCTGACTACACCAACACCATCGGCGTGACTCTGAGTACGGATGATGCCGCTGCTTGCGGGGTTAAAAATCACACAGTCTTGAGTTGCGACATGACTGACCTAGATGTTCCTGCCAACATGGTGGACTTCATCTGGTGCAGACAGGCTATTGAACATTCGCCTTACCCCTTGTTTACCTTGTACGAGTTCAATCGTGTCCTGAAAACAGGCGGCAAGGTGTACATTGAAGTACCAGCCCCGGATTGCGCCCGTCATCACGAGTTCAACAAGAACCACTACAGCGTCCTTGGCGAGAAAATGTGGGGCGCACTTTTTGAAAGAACAGGCTTCAAGGTCTTGCAAGCCAGTCATTTTGACTTTGAACTGTCTCACGAAGGCAAACCTATCCCTGAACGCTACCTTTGTTTTGTTCTTGAGAAACATGACTCCGTTACCAAAGTCTGAACTGAAGCGGCAAATCAAGAAATTCCTTGCTGACCCCGGCAGAGGCATCTCACAAGCCCTGTTTGCTGAACTTGCAGGGATGAGCAAGGTTCACTTGCTAGATGTTTTCATGTACGAGAAGGAACCTTTGACTGAAAACGTCCAACGCAGGGTTAACAAAGCCTACATGCAGTGGAAAGCAGGGAATGTGCGGGTGATGCAAAGGAAAGATAACTCCCGCTATGTGGACTACAGGAAAGAATCTAAGCCGGTGTATGTCCAAGGATTGGGGCTAAAAGTCACATCTGAGGGCATCAAAGTCCGTGTTGGCATGGTCAACCGACACGACTACAGTGAAATTGACCTAGACGAAGCACTGAGAGGGTAATCATGGCTGTTTTACACGACTATTTCTGCGATAACCACGGTTTGTTTGAGGCATGGGAGCCAAAATGCCCCATGAAGCTCTGCAAAGGGGAAATATCGAAGGTTTTTCTCAAACCAGTGGGCATGAAGTCCGATAAAACCAAACATACAGACAAAACGCTGGATGGATTGGCAAAAGACTTCGATATGACGGACATCAAGACCACCAGAGAGGGTGAACACCAGACTGGCTACCTCAAACGCAACAATGAGCTGACTGACAAGCAGTTTGCAGAGGCTACAGACGCGATGAACGCCCAAAATCAGCAAGCACAGCGGGAAACACGACCCGGTGACAGCGTTATCTGGGGCGGTGGCGGTAATATCAACATGAAATCCGTCATGGGTGGACAATTCAAATCCGTGATGGGAGAATCTGTCGGCATAAACCCCAAAGCTGCTGGCAATTTAGCTGGCCCTAAAGCCGCCAGCTACATGTCTGACCCGGACAATTTACAGGTGAGCAAACCATGAGAATACCTACCGACTCTGTAGACCGCGAAGAGTTTTATTTAGACCTAATTCGCAAGTGCAACGTCAGCCAAGAAACTCGTAAGGTTGACTACGGCTCTCTACGGAGTTGGTATTTGTTTGGTAACGGGCCTGATGAAAGTCCAGCCCTTTACAACAAAATCTTTCCTCACATTGACCAGCTCACATCGTTCCTGTACTCAGCAGAAACGACCAAGTTCAGCATCAACTTAGGCGCGGCTGTTCACAACGAAGAACACAAAAAAGTTCCAGCACTAACTCGTGCCCTCAACGATAAGTGGCTCGACTCCAATGCTGACCAAGTGTTCTCGCTGGCAACAACTTGGGCGTTGGTCTACAACTGCGGCTTCATCAAGTTGGTAGTCAAGAACGGCAACGTGCATCCTTACTACGTAGAACCCGCATGTATCGGTGTGCTGCGTGAAGACACGCCTTATGTTGACCGGCAAGAAGCCATCACACACAAGTACTACATCACCAAGTCTGAGTTGTACGCGCAACTCTACAGCCACAAAAACCGTGACAGCATTGTGAGCCGTTTGGTGTCCATGCCTCACGAGCGCACAGAAGTGGCTAACGGTATTGAGCGCATCATCTTGTCGCAGTCAAACCCGACCATGTACGGTAACGTCAACCTCGACTTGGCTGGCATGAACCGCTACAAAGCGGAAGTGGCAGAAGACACGGTTGAGATGACTGAGCTGTACGTCTGGAATGACGACACAAAAGACTATCAGGTGGTCACGATTGCCGAACCTAACATTGTCATCTATGACCGCCCGAACGAGAGCATGTTCCTCAAGGGTGAGCTGCCTCTGATTCCGATTACACCTAACCCACTGTACGACTACTTCTGGGGTGGCTCTGAAGTTCAGCGTTTGGTGTTTTTGCAACAGTTGCGGAACAAGCGCATGACCGAGATTCTTGACTTGTTGAGCAAGCAAGTTTCTCCACCCACTGCGCTCATCGGCTTTACCGGCATCCTTGACGAAAAGAACTTTGCTCTCAACCGTGCAGGTGGTTTGTTGGCTACTGACATGCCTAATGCCAAAGTTGAAAAGCTCGCACCACAAATCCCGCCAGACTTGTTCAGAGAGATTGGTGAGATTGATGCGATGTTTGAAGAAGCATCTGGCATCGTGTCTGTGCTGCAAGGCCGTGGTGAATCAGGTGTGCGTTCATCTGGTCACGCATCACAGCTTGCTCGTCTTGGCTCTAGCCGTGCGAAGAAACGTGCGCTGGTGATTGAGGACAGCTTGGAAAAAGTTGCAACCTTGTATCTCAAACTGATGCAGGTGTACGACAACACACACTTCACAGACGTAGACGGACACAAGTTCATTGCTGAACAGTTCACCCGTGACTTTGTGGTGAAGGTGGATGCACATAGCAACTCGCCTATCTTCATGGAAGACCAGCGACAACTTGCTTTTAACTTGTTCAATGCTGGCGCAATTGACAAAGAATCACTGCTTGACTTGCTTGAGCCGCCAATGAAACAATTGCTCAAAGACCGTCTTGTTAAGATGGAAGAAAAGCAAGCTGAAGCAAAAGCCCAACAAGCCCAGCAGCAGCAACCAAAACCTGAGGGTAAACCCGAACTGAAAAAGGTGGGATGATGGCAGAAGCTAAACAAGTCGCAGCGAAAGCAGACCAGCCCCGAGTTACTACAGGTGATTTAACTCGTCAGGCAAAAATGCCTAGCTTGACATACCGGCAAATAGGGATTAAAACCTCAAACAATCGCGGTCAGAGAGAATCTAGCCGCAAATAGTTTCCTCGAAAGGGAAAAGGGGTGTGGCTTCCTTCCCCTAACCAAAAGGTCGCCGCCTCTAACTGGAGAAGACCATGCGTAAAGCTCGCAAAGGCCGTAAGTCTCGCAAGTAATCAAGGGAAACCTTGATTGCGTGAGCAGCACATCATTGGTAGTTGGATGAAAACTAACTGCCACCTATTGACATGTGGTTTGTTATCATCTACAAACCGCAGTAAGGAGAATATATGGGCGTACCGGCAGATAAACTGATGGAATTGATGCGTAATCCCCGTTCAGCAGGGATGGGCGCAGCTCCCCCAGCTTCTCCATCTCCTTTTGCCCCTCCTGCTATGGGTGGTGAGGTTGAAACTCCCCCGATGGCATCCCCCATGTCCACCCCTGAACCCAAAATGGGCAGCAAAGAAGCCGCCATGATTAACTTGGGTATGGCTATGGACTTGCTGGAGCAATCTCTTCCTGCTCTTGGCTCTGAAACCGAAGAAGGCCAGAAGGCTTTGAACGCTATCCGTGTTCTCAACGGTATTCTTGGTCAGCGCAAGAACAAAACCAATGAACTGCAACAAACTGAGATTCTTCAGTTGCTGCAAACTCTTCCTCAAGCAGGTGGCGCATCGCCTGAGGGTAGGGCTATTGCTCAAGCGCCGATTCCCGGTATGCCGCCTGCTGGTGGCGCACCAACTCCTCCCCCTATGTAAGGAAATATCATGGACTTGTTCAAGCCCCGTGGCGCAGCCGCCCCCCGCCGTCCTACTGACAACAACCAGCAGCACGGTGTTATCACTAACACTCCCCGTTTCTCGCAGCTTGGTGGCCTGAGTGCCCCCAACAAAGTCGGCAAGACCGGCATGGCTGTGCAGAAACCCGGTGACGGTAAAAAAGTTATCTAAATTAGATAAGAGGGTAATACTATGTCACTAGAAAAC